GGATTCCGGGAAATTCGTGGTGGCCAAGCGCCACAGCGATGCCAAGGTCACGCTGAAGCAGATCCAGTACAACGAAGGGGAGCCGTTCCTGAAGCCCGGAAACCCGGACTGGCCGGAGCCAATCATCAAGATCGACGGGGGCTGGAGCATCTGCGGCGTGGTGATCGGCAAGTACGACCCGATGTAATAACAACAACCCAGGAGGGGATATGAAGAACGCACTTTGGGGTTTTGTGGCCCTAACGCTGGCCGGATGGTTGAGTGCGGCACAAGCGGCAGCGCCTTTTGAGAAGGGCGCGCTACCGGCAAAGATTTACGTTGACGCCTACAAAAAATATGAGCCCTTGCTTGAGCGGGCAATGCACATACAGGCGGAAAGCCCCGGCTGCGCAAAGGTTGTGATGGGCGATGTCTCAGCATCCAAAAGCACGCCCGACAACCCTGTTTTCTTTGTAATGTGCGAAAACCGATCTGGGGCCACTTTCAACACTTGGTATACCCCAGAAGACATTGAGAGTGCCGCACCGAAGGTCGCTCGCCACCTGGGAAGCGACGCCGTTCGCCAAAAATGCGTCGCAGCAATCAAAAGAAAGCTCACTCAGCCCTCTTCCATGTCGGCTGACCTGTTGGACTATGGTGTTCAGGAGCTTCCCAACGGCAGAAGTCGAGCAAGGATCGGGTTCAGCGCCGCTAATGCTCTTGGCGCAGAGGCGAACCATGTTGCCAGCTGCTTGGTAGGCCCCAATCTGCCTGCCGAAGTGACGATCACCGAACAATAGGCATCCAGCAATACCGCTGACCGGCCCCGCCACAGCCCGCCTTGAGCGGGCTTTTCCTGACTGCCCTCCCTTGAACACCCTTTCGTGACCGACCGGTCACAAATAACGCTACTTTTTATTAGCATTGCTATTGAATAGGAATAGCAGCGTTGCTAATATTTCCCCCATCAACACGGACAACCCGCAGGGGAGCGAACCATGAACGCACATCAAGCCGCCAGCGATTGGGATTACCAGGATGCACTCCATCCGCAGCGTGCCGCCTACGACGCATGGTGCGAGGCGTATCTGGTCGAGGCGCTGAAGTCTGACGAAATCGAGACCGCGTTCAGCGCGCACGAAAACCTGGAATCCGAGTTCGACGCGCTGGTGATGCTCCTGGCCTTCAGCGCCGCCGAGTTCCGCCCGCTGTGCCTGAGCGAGTTTCGCCGCCAGACGTTCGGCATGAGCCGCGATCAACTGCAGGACGCACTGGCCGACGGCGAGATTGACCCGGTGGAGATTGTGCGCCTCGCGGTGTTCGCGCCGGACGACGCTCGCCGGACCTGGGCGCCGCATGTTCGGCAGGCCATGGATGCGTTCCACGACGCCGTGATGAAGGCCGCGCCGACCTGGGGCTGGGTGGAGACGATTTTTGAAGGGAGGAACGAGCCGTGAACAGCGATCAACTGCACAGCCTGACGGTGCTGGCCCACCAGGGATACCGGGCCGCGATTTCCTCGAACCACGATCTGGCCATGTTCTACCAGTGCCGCCTGGATGGCTGGTGGGAGTGCGCCCTCAGCGCAGGCGACATGGATCTCGCCTGCGCAGCGTACCGGGCCGAATCCTGGGTTCGGGCGGCGAGGAGTCTGGTTGATGGTCAGCCATACGCGGTAACCGTCAACGGTGCCAACCTGATGTGGAGGGGCAGTCATGAGCGAGATTGATTGGAGCAAGGCGCCGGAGGGTGCGACGCACTTTGACCCTAATGATGATGTCGGGCTGCCGTGGATGCGGCTCCAACAAGGTCGATGGCGTGCATTTGACGAAGAATACCAGTGCTGGACTGCGCCACTGGATGAAGACGATGCATTCATCATAAACAACGATGGCGCCCAGTGCATCCCCCGACCCACCGAATGGCGCGGCCCCGAGGATGGCCTGCCTCCGGTCGGGACAGTGTGTGAGGCGTCTCGCCATGGTGGATGGGCTGAGTGCGAAATTATCGCGCACGTTCGCACCTCTGACAATCGTATCGAGGCCGTTTATCAGGCAGCTGATGATTGGGACTGGCTGTCGTCACCGAGCAATTTCCGCCCCCTCAAATCCGACAAGGAGAGGGCGATTGATGCGGCTGTGGCGGCAACCATCCTGAAAGATGGCCCGCGCATCCGTGCCGCCCTGTCTGACATCTACGACGCCGGCCTTCTCCGTCTGCCGGAGGAACAGTCATGAACAACTACAGCTTTGGCGAAATCCTGATGGGCGCCACCACGATCATCGCGTTTGTCGCCCTGATGACGGTCCTTGGTGAGCAGGACTACCAAGACGCGCTGGCCGAGGAACGCACCGCCTGCCTGATGGTGGAACAGGGCCACTGGCCGGCAGAGACAGCAGAGGGCTACGACTGCCCGAAACGAGTAGCAAGGAGCCAGCAATGAACGGACTGCATATCAATTTCCATATCCATGATGTGGGGCACATCAGAACAAAGACCGACACGTGCATCGGGCAGCCGGCGCACTCCGTGGTGAGCATCCCGGTATCGCTGGGCGGCTATGGCGGCGTGGACCTTTTTTTCAATACCCCAGAGGACATGGAGGAAGTGGCGCGGCAAATGCTGATCGAGGCCCGCGCGCTCCGCGAAAAGCAATGCGAAGAAGAGGGGGCGAGTTATGAGTGAGTTCAAGGGGACGCCAGGGCCGTGGCGCCTCGGCCCGTACGCCCATGTGGTGCTGCCGTCGCACGACCTGCCTGAGTCGAAAGGCGGCGGCATTGGCATCTGTCATGTCTACGGCACCGAAAAACGGAAACACAACGCGAAACTGATCGCTGCCGCGCCCGCCCTTCTGGAGGTGCTGCAGGAGGTCCAGGAGTTCGCCCAGGGCTGGTCGCAATACGAAATGCCAATCGGGCTGGATGACCGCATCAATGCCGCCATCGCCAAAGCACTGAACACCGATACGAAGGGAGAGGGTCATGAGTGAGCAGGTGAAAGGCGGCGGGCCGGCGTTTCCGCAAGGCAAGCAGGTTGGCCAATGCTCAGTCTCCGAGGGCGGCATGACCCTGCGGGACTACTTCGCGGCAAAGGCGATGCAAGGCATCTGCGCCCACCCGGACAACTGGGGCCTGCTCGGCGACCGGTTGGCGAAAGAGGCGTACCGCGTGGCCGACGCCATGCTGATCGCACGAGATACCGATACGACAGAGCGCTGATCTGTTGTTTGCCCCTCCGGGGGCCTTTTATTCGATAGGAGGGCCCATGAATCGCGATGACGATTGGCGCCAACAGCAAGACCACGAACAGGAAGAATGGGAGCAGGAACATGGCACTACGAATCACTAAGGGCAGCGACCCGATCCAGGTTGAGCAGCTGACCGTCTGCGTCTACGCGCCCCCGGGTGTCGGCAAGACCTCGCTGGGCTTCTCCGCTGAGGCGCCGCTGCTGCTGGACTTCGACTCCGGCGCCTACCGGGCCGTAAACCGCCAGGACGCCGTACAGGTGTCCAGCTGGGAAGACGTGGCCGGCATCCATGCGGACGACCTGGCGCCCTACAAGACCGTGGTGGTAGACACCGCGGGCCGCGCCCTGGACGCCCTGGCCGCCGACATCATCCGGCGTAACCCGAAGATGGGCCGGGGCGGCGCTCTGACCCTGCAGGGCTTCGGGCAGCTCAAGAGCGAGTTTGTCGCCTGGACAAAGCTGCTGCGGTCCTTCGGCAAGGACGTGGTGCTGCTGGCTCACTCCGACGAGCAGCGCAGCGGTGACGAAATCGTGGAGCGCCTGGATGTTCAGGGCGGCTCCAAGAACGAAATCTACAAGTGCGCCGATGCGATGGGCCGCCTGAAGATCGTGGCTGGCGCCCGGGAGCTGAACTTCAACCCGACCGATACCGCCTTCGGCAAGAATCCGGCGCAGATGGGCGCCCTCAAGGTGCCTGACGCCAGCCAGAACGCGCACTTCCTGGCCGACGTGATCGCCGACATCAAAGAGAAGCTGAACCGGATGACCGAGGAGCAGCAGGAGATCCTCGACCTGATGGCGAAGTGGAACGATGCCGTGGCCGAAGCGGGCGACGCCGAAACCTTCACCGCCCTGGTGGCTGATGCTCAGGAAGAAGACGAGCGCGTGCGCGACCGGGTGAAGGGGCTGATCTGGAAGACCGCTCAGGCCAAGGGCTTCACGTTCGACAAGGCGGCAGGCGAGTTCAAGGAGGCGGCATGAGGGTTTCTGTCACCGACCTGGACCAGCTGCGCTACTACCAGAACAGCGACATGGAGCTGGGCGACCTGCTGGCGCGACTGCGCCGGGAGGCGCCGCCCACCCGGGCCATGGCGGCCGGCACCGCCTTTCACGACCTGCTGGAGCATAGCGCAGAGGTGGAGCTGGTCGACGTGGAGCACCAGGGCTTCCGCTTCGTGTTCGACCTGGACGCCGAGATCGCCATTCCGACGATGCGCGAAATCAAGGTGGAGAAGGTGTACCGGGTGGGCAGCACC